ACACACGATCTATGAATTCGGTGAGTATCGCTATCCCGAAAAGAAATCGGAGATGGCTGAAACGAGTTTGAAGCGATACGAACTGCCCATGAAGAAAGACGATCACACGCCGGAAGCGTTGGGCCGGTTCCTGGCTGGCAAGTATCACAGCGCCGCAACACAAGTCGGGGGTGGTGCGCGCGTGTCGCACGCCAAGTTCTTGCGCGATCTTGGACGCAAGCTTGACCGGACGGAGCCGATGGGAATCAAGCACGCTCAGACGGGGCGTCGAACCGGAAGTTGGGTCCACTAGAGGTAGGATCACTGCATGGTCTACAACCCGAAGCAATATGACGCCGCCAGGGATTTTATTCAGACCGGCGATGATAACGTTGTTGAATTGCACGATAAGTTGCGCGTCCAGTGTTATGACTTGTACGAGAATCTGTATATCAACTCAACGTGGCAACTGAAGATCACCATCAGGGGCGATGAGTCGCATCCGTTGCTGATGCCGTCAGGTCGTAAATTGATCGAAGCGACGAATCGATTTCTTGGCATCAATGTTGATTACTTGGTTGAGGGCGAAGGTGACGCCGGGACTCAGCAAGCTTTAGACGACTGGTGGAAAGCTTTCTTTAAGCGTGAAGCGTTCAAGACTCTATTCGAATCGAATAAGCGTTGGGGATTGGTTCGCGGTGATTCCGCGTTTATGTTGTACGCTAACCCTAATAAAGAAGCCGGTAATCGCGTATGCATTGCTGAAGTCGATCCACGCCAAGTTTTTACGATTGAGGACGAAGAGCAGAATACAATCGGCTATCACGTTGCTGAGCGAGTCAAAGATTGGCGTGACCCAAACAAGCAGGTTTGCAAACGAACTACTTTCCGTAAGGAATTAGATGACACTGGGCAGCCGACAGGAACGATCACGCAGGAAGTGACGTTTTGGGAAATCGGTAAATGGGATGATCGCGTTTTAGATTCATCCGAAATGGAATCGGTTTCCGGTGGGCCGGTCGAACCGGAAACCCCGCTTCCGCCGTCGATCACTCAGTTGCCGATATACAAGTGGCGCAACATGCCGCCGCAGAATTCATCGTGGGGCATCAGTCAGTTGGCCGGTCTTGAAACGTTGATGTACGGCATCAACCAATCCCTGACAGATGAAGACGCAACGATTGTCTTTCAGGGCTTGGGCATGTATATGACAACGGCTGCGCCACCAGTTGATCCGAATACCGGGCAAGTCACTGATTGGAATATCCGCCCAATGCAAATCATTGAAGTTGGGCAGGATCAAACTTTTCAACGTGTAAGCGGTGTGACTGATATGAGTCCATATCAGAATCACATGGATTATATCAGCGATAAGGGATTGTCTGAAGCGGCAGGAGTGCCCGCGCTTGCTATCGGTCGCGTCGATGTGACGGCAGTTCAATCCGGTATCGCAATGAAAATGGAACTGATGCCGTTGATCGCAGCGAACGCTGAGAAGGAATTGGAATACGTTACGATTCTGGATCAGATGTTCCACGATATCACGACGATGTGGCTTCCGGCTTACGAAAGCGAAACTTTCGGCAGTATCGAAACCATGAGTCAGATGTCGGTTGTCTGTGTTTTCGATGATCCGATGCCGGTGGACAGAAACGCTGAGATTCAAGAAACGCTTTTGTTGCAAACGTCTAATCTGATTCTGACGAAGATGGCGATTGCGAAGTTGAGGGAACTGGGCTGGAAGTATCCGACGACTGACGATCAGGGCAACGCACTGACCGACGATGACATCGTGGCCCTGCTGACCGATCAGGCGTCCTCTGCCGCGACGGCGATGGACCCGTTCGCCGCTGGTGCTGCGGGCGGATCGAACCTGTCTGCGTTCGACCAGGCTGCCGGTGTCGCCCCGCCGCAGGGCAACGTTCCCGCGCCGGGAGCAAACGGCAACACGCCAGGCGGATTCGGCAAACAGACGGTTCCTTTGGGCTGAGCCTGAGTTAGACTACTCGCATGGCTAAGTTCAGCACGAGGTCATTCAACAAGATCGTCGCGTCAACACGAATCATTCCCACCAAAGGTGGATTCAAAATCAAGCGCATCACGCCAGGTCTAAAAATCAGATGATCAATTCGCAAGGAGATATTGTTGTGGCGCTCAAGAATTTCAAAGGCAAGCGTGCCGCTCCGTTTGCGAAAGGTGGTGGACGCAAGAAATCTTCGACTAAGACCGCCAAAGGAACGATGAAAAAGGTCGCCAGGAAAAAGTAGCTCATGGGAAAGCGTGGCAGAGGCAAGAAACGCAAGGGCGGTTTGAAGATGCCGCTTGGCTTCGTGTCCAAGAAGCAGATGCGTTATTTCTTTGCGAATCCCAAACTGAAAGCCAAGTGGGCACATACGATGGCACATAGGGCTGGAATGCATTCAGCGATTACGAAAACGCTTGGGCATTCGCCAGCGTATCAACGGCTGCCGATTTACAAACACGGGCCGACCGCTAAAGGAACCAGAAAGAGATTCTCATAATGGCTACTTATACTTTGACTCCCGCGAGACGCGCCGCGTTACGGAAAGCGCAACTGGCTTCCGCTGCGAAACGCAGACGGCATGGCACAGTTCCACAAACGTTGAGACGTTCTATTGGTCAACGGACAGGCTATGCCAAAGCCAGTTTTCAAGTCAAATCTCGTGATTTCCAAAAAGGAAGCAAAGTAAAAAAGGGTTTGAAATACGCTGCGGTAGGTTTGGGCGCAGCAGCGGCAGTCGGCGCTTACTCTCATGCTACCGCTTATGACCGAATGTATAAGCACAACCAACAAGCCAAGACGGCTAGGAAAGCGTCTAGATTCCTTCCCAGCACTCATCCGGTTTCCAGACGTTTAGCCAAGTCAGCGATGATGCATCAAAATCAGGCTATGAGAATTCAGAAAAGGCATAAGCTCTAATAGTTAGGAGATTGAAATGGCTAGAGGAACTTCCGGCAAACCGAAGATGATTCAGGGTCACGCTTCGGCTCGCGTGGCGGGGTTGCCGAAAAACGCTATCGTGAAGAGCGGCAAAGCCGTGCTTCCCGGTCAGCCGATTCCGAATGAGATCAAAGCGCAGAATCCACGTAACTGGACAAATCCTCGTCCGATTCCCGGTGGCGCTCCCCCGGCGATGAAAGTCAAAGGGAAGCCTGGCTATTAAATTGAAATGGCCCGACGCTATGGGAGTTTCACTCCCGCGAGGCGAGCGGCTTTACGTAGGGCGCAATTAGCCTCTGCGGCGAAGAGACGTGGGCGTAGACGATTAACTCCGCGTCAAAGGAAAATCGTTAAGTATGGCGCGGTGGGAACTGGTGCAGCGGTCGGCGTTTTAGCGGCACGGCATTATGCTTCGGGATCGTATTTCTCGGCTCAGACGCATTCAACTGGCAGCGAACTGAATCGTATGATGAAGTCTGCCAGAAAAGTTAATGCAAGAGCTAATCAAGCCGGTAGAAGAGGCAAACTATACGTTGATCCTGGGCATTTTTCAAAGAGAGTCACTGTTCGCGGTCATATCAGTAGACCACTACCAGATGAAGTATGGGATAAAGGTGGCCCGACTTTATTTGGAGTAGAAGCTAGAACCAAGAGAAGAATTTATAAAGCTGGTTATCATCATTCGAGTGTCATATCTGGTGTAAAGACACGCAGCTTGGCTAAGAAGATGGATGAAGTAACACCAAGACAATCTTACAGGAAATATAAGACACGAAAATGGAAAACAGATCGGGCGGCTAGAATTCAGACTCGCGGTTTGAAAAGATCGGTTCGCAAGACTATACGGGGTCTATGATGGCCCGACGTTACGGTTCTTTTACTCCCGCCAGACGTGCAGCGTTACGTAGAGCGCAGTTAGCTTCTGCTGCAAAACGCCGTGGACGTAGACGCAGCAGAAATCCTGCGACTCGTTATGTTCAAAACGCAACCACTCAAAGACAAATGAGACGAAGGGCTTTGGGAATTGCCGGTGGCGCTCTGGTCGGATCAGTGGTTTTGGGGGCAACGGTTAACGCTGTCGGGCAACGGACGTATGTACCTTACAAAATAAAACAAGCTCATGTCAGACAGACATCGATGTCTATGCATCCTTCGGCACATTCCGGCGCACGAGGGTTGAGCGGAATTAAAGTTCATTCCGACGCAGATAAGTTCTATCACACTGCCTATACACAACGTAAAGATCGTTTGACTCTTATCAAGAATCCAAATCCGAATTTAAAAGGGAAACGGCCAAATTCCCGTAATTATATAAGGCGAGTGAAATAGTGGCGAGGCGATATGGAGTTTTCACAGCAAGTCGCAGGGCAGCACTTCACAAAGCTTCCCTTATTTCAGCGGCCAAACGTCGCAAATTTCATCCCACTCCGACTACCAAAAGACGAATCAAACGTGCTGCGATTGGGGCGGGGGTTGTTGGGGCGGTAGGTTTTGTCGGTGCTGCCGGATATCAGCGGCACAAACTTTCCGGTTCGACATTGACCAGAACCAGGCACGGCCCTGTGGGACCGTTGACGGGAAATCTCACCGGCTCCCGTCCACGTTCGTTGACACATGGCCGTATTACTCACATGAATGTGACCCCGAAAGGAAAGGTTCTCGGACGAACTAGTGGTGGATATCAGGTTCAGTATTCGGGAAAGAAACAGGGTCCGCTCGGTTCGCATTCAACGATCACGTATGTTCACAAGCCGCTCAAGCCGTCTCATATTCTGGGCCGTAAAACCACTCCGCAAGCCGGATTGAAACCGTACAAGCCATCTCAAGGCGAAATGAAAACGATGGCGCGGTTCAATTATCCGAAGACGCCGGAAGCCTATACCGGCGCTGCGTTGAGAATGAAAGGCAAGCGGAAGATTCTGTTACCGGCACGCGACACCGGAATGTATCACGCCTCAATCGGGCATCCAACGCCAGGCCGATTGCACACAGGTCCGTTCGGTAAGCCAGGAAAAACGAAGCGAACTGTTCCATCGAGAAGTCTTATGCCCAAACACTTCGGTGGCGGGAAG